TTCTTAACGAGTATCCACCTATTAGAGGATTCATAGACCTTATTATGGAGTACGATGGCGAGACCGTAATTGGTGAAATCAAGACGGCTAAGCAAGAAGTATGGGATACAAGACAGTCTGAGATGAAGCCTACTGCCAATCATATGCTTCAATTGCTAACATATATGAAGCTAAAGAATGCTAAAGAAGGATTCTTCCTATATGAAAACAAAAATACTCAAGAGGTCCTTGTTATTCCAATTTCAATGAATGAAAAGAATACAAAGATAATTGAAGATACATTCACTTGGATGTGTGAGGTATGGGATAACTTTAAAGATGGAGACATCCCCATGCGTCCTGCAGGGGCATCAAAATCAAAAATGCCTTGCACATACTGTCCAATTAAAAAAGAATGTTACTCTAAAGAGACACCTGTGGGAACAGTTCAAATTGAAAAGTTTGAGGTTCCTTCTGTATGATCTGCTCTAATTCGGAATGTAAAAAAGACTTTACTCCCAAGACGCATAATCAAAAGTATTGCACTGATGAATGTTGCCGAATTGCCACTAACCGTAGAATTATGGAAAAGTATTATGAGCGTAAGGCTATTAGAAACGGAGCCTTAAGGCCATGCTCCAGATGCGGTTATCAGCTAAGCAGATATAATAAAGGAAATTTTTGTGCTACATGCGAAAAAAATATAAACCTTGAAAACAAAAGTAAGTTGTTTAGGATGATAGATGACATTAGCTAGCCTAAAAAAGACTCAAGCAAACAGGGTGTTGGGCATAGATGCCTCAACAAACTCTATTGCTTTTTGTTTGATGGAAAATGATATCCCATTGAAGTGGGGTAAGATTAATCTAACGGGCAACGATATATACGAAAAGATTCATGATGCTAAGATCAAGATGGCTTCAATGCTTGATGAACTTAAATCAGATTACATTGTTGTTGAAGGAGCAGTATTTGTTAAGTCTGCAGATGCTGTAATTAAACTATCATATGTTTATGGGGTTGTTATAGCAGAGTTGATGTCTACTGGAGCTAAGGTTATTACAATAGCCCCTTCTTCTTGGCAGGCATACATAGGTAACAAGAATCCTACAAAGGAAGAGAAGGCGGCTATCAGGGTAAAGAATCCAGGATACGCAGACTCTTGGTATCAAAATCAACTACGCAATATGCGTAAACAAAGAACAGTAGACTACTTTAATAGTAAATACAACCTAGCGTTATCAGATTTTGATGTGGCTGATTCATTTGGGATAGCCCATTATTCAAATAGCATATTGACGGAACGATGAAATATTATCAGAGTAAAGAGTGGCTACATCGCAGATATGTCTTACAAAAAAAGACGGTAACTGAAATAGCTAAAGAGTGTAATGTATCTGCTATGACCATACAAAGATACCTTGATCAGTTTGGATTAATTAAAAAACGATGAATACAAGTAGCCCATCAGCAGAATCCCTTACATTTTCTAAAGCCTTAGATTCATTTTATGTTTATACGGGAGATAATAAAGACAGGTATGTTCAAGCAACATGCAAGTCAAACGGGTATTGGGATATGGAGCTAACCCAGTGGATGATTAGCAATATTAAACCAGGCTGGACCTGCTTAGATATTGGTGCCAACATATTTTATTTTACAGAGGTCATGGCAAGGGCTACGGGGACCTCTGGACGTGTCTTATCCTTTGAGCCAATCACAAGACTTTGCAGGTCGTATGAGGCTGCTAGAGCCTTGAATGACTACTCTGAAGTTGGGCAGATAGATGTATTCAATATTGCCCTGTCTAATAAAAAAGATAATCTAATTCTAAATATATGGGAAGAAAACATTGGCGGATCTGGAATAGTCAATGAGCATCAAGTTGGTAATCACGGACAGCACGGAAACTTCTATACAGAAGAAATTTATTCAGATACCTTAAACTCATTATATGATGGCAAGATTGATTTTATTAAGATGGATATAGAGGGTCACGAAAGGTTTGCATTTGAAGGGTTTTCAAAAGCAGCGTGGGAATGCCCCTTGCTAGTAGTTGAGCTTGGATCTGGACAACCAGACGAATTTTTGATAGAATTAAATGATAAATATACAATGGAATTTTTAAATGGGGAAGCGGCTTCATTTGAAAGAATTAAACAGCACGATGTCGTAAATGTCTTGCTTAGGAGAAAATGATGTTAAATCCAGTATTTGAAGATGTAACAAACTTTAATTGCAGTGATCTATATTTAAGATCTGTAGGAGCTCCAGCAGGGAATAAGATCTGGTCAGCCTGTCATGAAATTGCACATATGCTAATTGAAAAGAATATTTCTTATGGCAACTCAGCATTAGAGCCTGCAAGAATATTTTCAACGGCGGACTCAACAGAACAATTAAAAGTTCGCATTGATGATAAATTAAATAGAGTAAAGAATAACCAAGGCTTTGCTGGAGACAATGATATTGATGATTTAATTGGATATCTGGTTCTATATAAGATTGCAAAGGCTAAATCTAATTGACATTTTAGTCGACTGAAAGTATAATAGACTAATGAGCGAAATAGAATTATCACAGCATTTCGATAGAATGAACAGGGTTGTTGAAGAACTTCTCAAGGGAAGTACCGCTACCCAAATCGCCACAATTACAGGTATACAGCGCAAGGAAGTCCTAGAGCTAATTGACGACTGGAAAGATGTAGTACACAATGATAGCAATATCCGAGACCGTGCCAGAGAGGCCATCTCAGGGGCGGATCAACATTATGCCATGCTTATTAAAGAGGCGTGGAAAACAGTAGAAGATGCAGATACATCAGGACAACTAGGAATTAAGTCTGGTGCATTAAAACTTATCGCTGATATTGAAACTAAAAGGATTGCAATGCTGCAATCGATTGGCGTTCTTGAAAATAATGAAATTGCTGCTCAGATTGCAGAGACAGAGCGTAAGCAAGACATCCTAGTTAGAATTTTAAAAGAAGTTACCTCTACTTGCCCTAAGTGCAAGATGGACGTTGCAAAAAGATTATCTCAAATAACTGGAGTAGTTGAGTCAGTACCAGTAGAGGAAGCCGATGTCGTTTGAGTTCGAAGATCTTATCGATATGCTCGATGGAGAGGAGTTCGATGAAAAACCAGTCGATCTTAAAACGTTTGTTAGAAGTCCAGAGTACCTTGGGCTTCCAGAACTTTCCGACTATCAATACACGCTTATCGAAAAAAGCTCGCAGATCTATAAAGAGTCAACCCTCATCAAGCTATTCGGAGAAGAAGAAGGAAGAATAAGATTTAAGCAAACTGCTAATGAAGTAGTTGCTCAATTAGGAAAGGGGTCAGGCAAAGACTACTGCTCAACTATTGCAGTATCGTATATAGTATATTTACTATTATGCCTTAAAGATCCAGCCACATATTACGGCAAGCCTCCAGGTGACAGCATCGATATTATTAACATTGCTATTAACTCTCAGCAGGCGAGCAACGTATTTTTTAAGGGATTTAAAACACGCATCGATAAGTCCCCCTGGTTTGCTGGAAAGTATAACGATAAGGCATCGGAAGTTAAGTTTGATAAAGCAATTACAGTACACTCAGGACACTCAGAGCGTGAAGCTTGGGAAGGCTATAACGTAATTGTAGTTATCCTTGACGAAATTTCAGGCTTTGCAATTGATAATACAACAGGCCACGAGCAGGCAAAAACAGGTGCGGCTATATACGATATGTACCGTGCATCCGTAGACTCTCGTTTCCCAGACTTTGGCAAGGTAATCCTACTGTCATTCCCTAGATATAAAAATGATTATATTCAACAAAGATACAATGCGGTGGTAGCTGAAAAAGAAACTATAGTTCGTGATCATAGATTTAAAATGGATGAAGACTTGCCAGATAACACTGAGGGTAATGAGTTTAGTGTAGAATGGGAAGAAGATCATATTATTTCATACAAGATCCCTAGAGTATATGCCCTTAAAAGACCGACATGGGAAGTCAATCCAGTAAGAAAGATTGATGATTTTAAAGTAGCATTCTTTACAAACCCGCTGGATGCATTATCTAGATTTGCCTGCATGCCACCAGATGCTGTGGACGCATTCTTTAAGTCAAGAGAAAAGATTGAAAAGGCGTTTAATAAAGCACACCTTGCAGTAGATAATTTTGGAAGACTAGAAGAATGGTTTATACCAGATCCAGATAAAGAATACTTTATACACGTTGACCTTGCACAGAAGCACGACCATTGTGCAGTAGCAATGGGTCACGTTAATAAATGGGTAAACGTTAAAGTTACTGACACATATTCTCAGCCTGCCCCAATTGTAGAAATTGATGCGGTTAGATACTGGACACCTACAGCAGATAAGTCTGTAGATTTTACCGAAGTTAAAGATTATATTCTTTCTTTGAAGACTCGTGGATTTAAGATTCGAGTATGTACCTTTGACAGATGGAACTCTCACGATATGATGCAACAACTAAAACAATACGGCATCAATACAGAGATTCTATCTGTCGCTAAAAAGCACTATGACGATATGGCTATGATTGTAGCGGAAGAGAGACTCTCTGGTCCTCATATTCAGTTGTTGATTGACGAACTACTTCAGCTTAAAATAATGAGAGATAGGGTTGATCACCCAAGAAAAGGCTCAAAAGACTTGGCGGATGCTGTTTGTGGGGCTATTTATAATTCTATTAGTAGAACTAAGTTTGATACAAACCAAGAAATAAATATCCATACATACGAATCAATGAGTTATGATAACGACTTTTATACAGATAATGACGGAGAAACTGCCTCATATAATATGATAAGGGCACCAAAAATGCCTGAAGGTTTACGAGATGCAATGGACAGGATGATGATAATATGAGTACATATCAAGAAAAAGCTAAAGAATGTAAATGTTGTGGCAAGCATGTTCCGCTTCCAACAGTATTAAAAGAATATAATGGAATAATCTTATGTCCAACTACATTCTCTAATGTAATTGAATATAAGAGAATATGGAAATCTGCTGGCTACAGGCCAATG